GATATGTGTAATCTATTTTGCTCAGACCAAATAACTTGATCAGATGTCATTGGCATTTCAGCGCCAACCATTCTTAAGAAGCCTGATAACGTTCTGTTTCCATAACGCTCTACTTCTTGTTCATATATTTCTGGTAAATACTGTTGTGCAAAAGTGTCACCACCAGTTGCAGCATTACCAGTGTTAAATTGTAGGTAGTTTGAGTTCAAAAGCTCTTGCTTCTGACTTGGTACAATACCACCAAATTGAGGAGTTAAACTCATAATTTTAAGTTTTTTTAGTTAAATTTTTTTGTTTTAATTTTTAGTTTTGTAGAATCAGCACCAGAAATAGCTTTAACTTTAAAACCGCCAATAAACACATCACCTTGAGTTGATCTAGCTTTAGTATCACTTAGGTTTTTTGATTTGTTTACAACGTCTTTAACAGCATCAGCTTTTCCTTGCTCATAAAAATGAGCTGCTATTTTATCTACGTTTTCAGCAGCATACATTGCTTTATGATAACCACTTGTATCACTAACATTACCTTTTGAATCTAGGAACTTCCCGATTAGGTTGTTAATGTTTGATTGGTTTTCTGCAACTTTATCTTTGTTTTGAATATTATACTTATATGTCTTTTCACCAACTTTGATATCAAAACCTTTGAAATCATCACTGAAAAGTTTTTTAGTATTATCCTTAAACGTTTGATGTTGTTGCTCAGCTTGTTGTTGCTCCTTATTATATCGATTGAAAAAGTCCATAGCTTTTTGTTGTTCCTGAGTTACGCCGGGTCTCAACTTGATTTCGTCGTAATATTTACTCTTGGTTTCCTCTAAAAAGTTTTTGGCTTTTGCAACTTCTTCTTTAAACGCAAGTTTCTTTTTGCGTATATCTCTTTCCTCATCTACATCTTCATCATAGTCAAAATCTTCTAATAAAAGTTCGACATCTGAATTATCTAGATATGGTTTATTTTTTTTGTAATACTCTTTTAATAAAGTTTTATCGTCTACATTACTGTAATCAGCATTTAAACGAGCATAATCCTCTATTGTCCCACCAGTTTCTTCCATAAAAGCAACTAGCTTTTCTATGTTTTCAGGTAGTTTCTTTTCTACAGCTTCAGGTTGTTTTACCTTTTCAACTACAGTTTCTTCTTCTTCAACAAGTTGTATTGGAGATTCTTCTACTTTTTCTTCGGTGGTCCGTATTTCTTCAACCACTCCTTCGCTGTTGCTACTGTCTTTGGATTCTTCGACAGCATCATTGCTATCATCTGTCTCTTGTGCTTGAACGGCATCTTCTTCTTGTTTTGGTATTACTACTTTTTTAACATCTGGTTCTAACTCAACTAGTGGTTCTTTTAAATTAACCTTTACAGGTTGTTCTTTACTAGTTTTGTTTAATTTTTTTGGTGTTTGCTTTTTAGTCTTTAACTTAAAGTCACCTTCCTGTTTAACAGGTTCATTTGTTTTTACTTCTGACATAATATAATATAATTAAATAATTAAATAGCGTTTACATAAACGCACCCATACCAGCATCAGGCTGGTTTTCAAAATCTATTGGTAAGCCATCGTTTTGTCTTTGGCTTATCATTTCACTTTGTTGTGTTGCTTGTATTTTAGTTCTTTTATCTTTACGATCTTCTATTGAACTTTCTTTTTGTTGCATAGCTTGAACATCCATTTGTTTTAATTTCATATCGTATTCAAACTGTTGTTGCATTTTTTGAGCTTCAATCTGCGCTGCTATTTGCATACGCTGAACCTCCATTTGGCTTTTAGCTTTTTCATAATTAATATTAGAAGATGCTAATGCTTCTTGCTTTTGTACTTCAGCCATAGCTGTTTTTTCTGCAGTCGATGCTTGAGCATCAGCTTGAGCCTGTATGTTAGACTGCTGAATTTGCATATCTTCTTTCTGCTTTTGCTTACGCTTAATTTTAAGCATTTGATTAGCAAGCTTAAGATTTTTAATCTGTCTGATGTCAATAGCATCTTCAAGATCAATACCGCCTTGTTGTATAGCAGTTTGTACGTTTTGTTCTAACTGTGCTTTTTCTTCTTCATCTGGCTCTAATTCTAAGAAAATACCAAAGTCATGTAAGTTAAGGTTTATAACTTCTTCTAATGTTTTACTATTAAAAGTAGATATAGAGTTTTTAAGCGAGTTAGCAGTAAGTGGAAACTGCAATGCATCAGCTATTTTAAGCGATATATTCTCAGCCATTTTAAGAGTTAAAAATAAACTAGACTGAACAATATGTTTAGTAGCTGTATTAGATGCATTAGCAGCTAATTTCTGTAATCCTACTAAAGTATTACGATCAGGCAAGCTACCATCTCTAGCTTCATTAAGCCCGGTTACATCACGTATCATTTGTAAATAATACTGATATGTTTGTATAAGACTAGCTATTTTAGCATTACCACCACTGCTTTGCAGTTCTTGAATCGGTACTTTACCTCTGTTCATTTCACCGTCTTGAGTAAGTGATCTACCAACAATAGAACCTGTTTGGAAATACATGTTTAATGCTTCTGCAGGATTATAGTTAGTACCATTACCAAGATCAACTTCAGCTAAGCCGTCCATATCTAAATATACACCATCTGGTACCATACGTGATAATACCTGTTGTAGTTTTAAATGTGTAAGCTGTATCATATCTGCAAAACCAATACACTTACTAACTAAGCTTTCTATTCTACCTTTATACATACGTGGTGCACATATAGCGTAGTTCATTTCTACTTTAGTTGTATCCGCATATGGTCTAGACATATTTTGTGCTAGCTCCCATTTTAGCATTGTATCAGTTCCTAATACTTTAGCACCGTGGTATAAAACCTCTATAGACCTAGATACTCTTTCAAAGTTATCGTTTTCTGGTGGATCAAATGTATCTGGCTTTTCAATAGCCTTCATAAGCCCTTGATCAGTTTGCTTTATTTTAAATACTTGATTATGATATGTTTTATAATCAAAGTATAATACTTGCACAGTATTTTCGTCATATCCACCCCAGCCAGTTATATATTGTCTATTACCTGGCATTTCCTGTATACGCTTAAGTTCATCTTCAGATATATTAGGAAACTCTTTTTTAAGCTCAGGTATTGTAATTGATTTAACTTCACCGACATAATATATGTCATCAAAGTTAGGATCTTCAGTATATGAATAAACTAAATAAGCTGGATCTACATAATCAACTGTTATACCTTCTGCTGTATTAAAACTAGTTTTAGCAGCTGCGATACCGCAAGTTACTAAATCCATATTTAATCTACGACGTACAAGATCGTATTTGTTTTGAGCTAAAACAGATGATATAGCTTCTTCTTCTGCTATTTCAACTGATTGCTTATAGCTTAACTGCATGTGAAGCTCAAGCTCTTCTGGTGATTCTGGTATAAGCTCAGGATGTGGTGTTTGATAAACATCAACACCTAAAGTTTGTTTTAAACTTTCTATATATTCTTTAGCTAGCATATCTTCATATATCTTTGAAGCATATCTAGTTCTTTTCTTTACAGACTCAGGATCTTGAGCATAAGCTTTTATATCATAAGTTTTTTGTGATATACCATTTACAACGATATCTACAAATTTAGATAAAATAGGTACAGGTTTCCAGTCTAAATTAAGATAAGATAAATCACCATTTATAGATAATTCATCTTTATATTTTTGTATTGACTGCTCGCCTCTAGCGTATAGTCTTAGCTCGTGAAAGTTATTCCAATTAGTCAAGTATCTATTACCGTTAGTTCTACCTGATCTGAACCACTCATATTCAATAGCCATAGCAACTTGGCTACCATATTCCAAACTTGATTTTTCAGCTTCACTGACTACCTGACTTGGAAAGGCGCTATTTGAGTTAGTGTATATATTCATTTAACTTATAATTTTTGATGTAGTTCCCCTATTGTCATATCTTTTTATACCTAAGTCAACAGGTTGTGTTTTAATCTTATTAACTGGTGAATACCTATGTTTATTACAAGCCATAAGCGCTAAACCAGAACTAATAGAAGCATCATGCTTTGTTCTATTGTTTATATTAAATTGAGCCCAGTCTTCTAATGTACGTTGAAAATACATATCACCATAACCTGTATCTTTTAAACCTACAAAATGTTCAATGTAAGTTTCTATAGCAGATGCGTGTGCTTGTTTAATATCTTCACTAGAGTTAGGTATACCACCTATTTCTCTTTCTGTCACAGATAATTTACTATATTTTCTATCAGGTCTATTCATTGCAAAACCTCTATAACCTCTGCGTTTAAAATAATAAAGCAGTCTTGGTTTATTGTTTTCAACAAGTATTGGCATGCCGTAAAATACGCAAGCCATAAGTACATCTTCAAAAAATATTTCAGCAGTCTGTGGTCTAGCTATATATTCTAAAAAGAAATGGTTAGGAGGCATATCCTCCATTGAAAACTTTGTAAGACCGTGCAGAGATCCTTTAGATCCTCTTCTGTCTACAGTACCTGAAATATCGTAAGGGTCACAACCAAATGCGCCCATATGTTCATTGCCAGGATAATTTGTACCGTTTTTACTATATCTTTTATTTTGCAAATGTACTTGTGGTACCCAAGTTACATTAAATCTACCACTTGTGTTTGGTACAAATATAACTCTTGTATCTTGCTCACCGTTTTCCCATTGAAACGATCCTTTTGTTACATTTATAGAGTTTTTTAAATCTTCATTAAAATCTATTTGCTCGTATATCTTAGTTAGATTAAATAAAGATTCTTTTGATTCATCTCTAAAAGCATGCTTAGTTGTACGAGGAAACTGTCTGTAAAATTCATTTAAAGCATCTTGATCTTGCTTTAATCCTTCTACTTCGTTATCCCAGTATTCTATCACACCTAAATCGATCATTTCACCCTGTGGACCTTTTACCGGCTTTTTCGGTGTGTTGAATACAGGTAATCCATAAGAATCAATGTATCCTTCGTAGTTCCATTCCATAGGTATGAACAAACTATATAATCCCGAGCGAGTTTGTCCATTGGCATTTCGTTGAGTAACGTCTGAGTCATTGTATAATTTTTTGAAGTTACCACCACCTTTATCTAAAGCATTTGATGTACTTCCCATCATACACTTACCAATAATTCTAGAACCTAATCTAAGACAAGTTTTTGTTACTCGCCAGTTATTTAATATATTATTAGGTTTTTCCCACTTACCACTTTCATCGTGGACTAGCAGTTTTAATTTTTCCCCGTCATACGAGTTGTCGCCTGTGTTTTTCCAGTCGATAGTTGTGTCAAGACCGTCGAGCTCTCTGAGCGATTCATTAGCTTCAAGCTTTCGTCTTGTGTATTTCGT